AACCATTTGTTCGATGTTATATAATCTCAAATGTTTCATGATGCTCCCAAATTCATCAGCCTTCTTAGATGACTCTGCCAGTTTCTGAATTTCATCAAAACACTCGTCTAATGAATATGAGTAAAGTAAGACAGCTTTCTTAAACTCCTTTACATCTTTACTTGAGCTTTTTAATTCCTTTACAGCATCAATTGAATTTATAATTTGTTTTGAAATATATTCATCAGAAATTGTTGTAAGAAATTCATTTATTCTTTCAGCAAATGCGTCATTGTCGATATTAGCTATGGTCTTTTCATTAATAATATCATTTGTTAATTGATATCTTTTCTCATTATGTCTTAATAGTGTAAGACCATGTCTGATTGTACAAATATTAAAATCAGACTTGCTTACCTTGTAATCTATTTGTTTTGTTATAATTTTTAACTGGCTATCAAGTATATCAAAAAATTGCTCTTTATATTGATTTGCCTCATCTTCATTACTCGTGATTTCCATCATGAGTTTAAGTTTGTAAATATTTGATACAAAAGTAGAACATGATTCAAATAATTTTGATGTGAATGTCATGAATGGTTCAATGCCATTATCGTCAATAATTGAACGCATTTCTCTCATAATTTCAACTTTGAATCGCCCTTTATCCTTTGTAAGCAAACCCTTTACATTCTCCATTACGAAGTATTTGGGACGCAATTCGCGTATTACTTTCAAATAATGGTTAAATAATCCGTCTCTTTTATCAAATCGCTTCCTTCTTCCAGACAGACTGAAGCTTTGACAACTTGGGCCACCAGTAACAACATCAATTTCCTTGTCGCCAAGGGCAGCTTTAATCTTAGAGAGAAAAGCTGGCGACATTATATCTTCAGTTACGAATTTTGTTTCAAGTCCGAGTTGTTTATTATATCTTACTCTATGAGTAAGTTCGCAATTATCATTGATATCACTTGCTAAAACAAAATCAAAATATTTATCAGTAGTATAAGCTTGTATGAAACCTTCACTGATACCACCTGCTCCAGCAAAAAGATCAAGAAATGTAACAGGTTTTTTTCCTTTTATAAAATCATTTTTCTCTGCCATATATCTATTAAATAGAAACTCCCTAACAGTGCCTCGACAGGCGACCAAACCTTTTAATTCACTGAAAGGGAGTTGTTTATATATTTTCTGAATGGCATTTCTGCCAATTGGGTCTTTGTCGGGTAGTTGCAACAGCCTAGACTGATAACAACTAATTGGCTACAAAGATAATAATTTTCTGAGAAAATTAGAAGATTTTTGGGAATAATTAAAGAAATAATGTAGATTTGGGTTGCCCCTAACAGAAAAATAAGAGATTATTTGGGACATAGTAAATAAACAATCCCCGCTACCTCTTTGCGGATGCCTTCGATAGCGGGGGGGGAGGATTAACCACGAGAGAAATGTTTGGCGTAGAAGTCCTTCAAGGGGAAGTCACGATTGGGAATGAATTCGATTTCCTCTGCAGAGACTAGGCGCTGAATACATTTTAATGGTATCTCTGCGGGATTATCGTTAGTGGAATCATGACAAAGGAGAGACCACTCGTTTTCTTTCTGATAAAGATAGTAAGGATGGATGGTAATCACTTTCTCCTGATCTTCTTCCTTGCAGCAGACGGTGATAGTCGCGGGGGTCTTGGACTGGATATGTTCATAGAGAACCTTGAACCTCTTTATCTCGTTCATGGGTGGTATCTTCTCGTAGATAACGATGGGATCGCATGCTGAATCTATCTCCAAGATGGTGGACAGACGATTAGTGAGGTCCTGGTACATGAGCGAGCCACGGATTTGGTCACGAGCGCGAATACACAAGAGTGCTGAGCGCAGGTGTTGAATCTCTCCGCGTGTCAGTACATTGTTGAAAATGGTAGAATTTGTGTCTTTATAGCGGTAATATTTCGCGTAACCTCGCTTTTCCACATGAAGAACCTGCTTGTACTGTTCATGGATGGTGGTAAGGTCGTTACGAATAGTGTTAGGAGTAACAGAGCTGAAGCCCTCTAACTGTAAAGAGCGGTTAACCATATCGCATAACTCATATACGGAATAACCGCAGCGATGTTTCAGCAGCCTGTCGAGGATTATCTCGCGGGCTGATGAGTTCTTTGTGTTTGCCATTGTTTAACTAATTAATCTGTGTTCTCAAAAAATCGGAGCGCAAAATTAGTAAAAAGTGTCCAAAAACAGAAATTTTTGAGAACGTTTCTAAGATTTTTGGATTGATTTACGTCAATAGAGAGCAACTCTTACAATTTGGCTGGAAAAGTACTAACTAATTAATTATAAACTAAAGAACTCCGCCAAGGGCGATTGGGTAGACGTCGTGCTGGGGGAACTTCTCACAGCCGATGTACAGCGTATCGAAAGCATCGGTACCGTCAGTACGATGCTCAAGCAGGTCCTCCTCGGACTCTGGCTGCTTCTCCATAGACTTGTTTTTATGGAAGCCGTTGCGTCCACGTTCGACACCAGCCGACTGGATGGCCAGTATCAGGTCATCATTGTTCTGGCGGTTGAAGAAGGGCATGAGGCGCTGCTTGCCAGCGAAGCCCTGGTTGATGAGCAGGTACTTCTCGTCATGGCGCATCGGGTTGCCCAGGTACACATCCTGTACCTGCCACCCGTGGCGCTCAAACTCATGGACGACGACATAGCGGAAGTCCTGGTCGTTAACGGCATAGTTCGAGCCGAGAGCCGTGGCGTCGTAGTAGAAGATGACCGTCTTGTTCTGATGATAAGCGTAATAGGCGCAGAAATCATCAACCAAGGCGGGAATCTTACGCTCGAACTTGACGTAGAAGGATTTGAGGACGTTCAAGCGGTTGCCGCTTGGCTGGCCCGCTACAATCCAGTTGATATTGGCATTGTAGTCCATGCCGATGCAGATGGGAGCCAGAGGATTTACATCCTCGTCGGCGCGGGAGTCAATGCTGCTGCCGAGCGTGGAGAACTGCGACGCTGCCTTGATGTCGTAGTTCTGCTGGCTCGTCTCTTTGAGGATCTTGTCGTAGCCCAGCTCGTCGAGATACGCAAAGTTCGAGGCATCATACTTGTGATGCTCCTGCATAGAAGAGTAGAAACCGTCATGCGTGATGCCGATGCGCTGACAAAGGATAGAGGTCTGGAACGTCTTCGGAGTCAAGTCGCGCTTCATCTGACGAAGATACTCTTCACCCAGAAGTTGCAAGTTCTCAATGGTGCTGTACTCCTTATAGTACACCGCCACTGAGCGCATCTTATTCAGCGATTGGTCGAGCCATTTCAAGTAGCCCTTCAGGTACTGAGGAATGGGCTGATGCGTCTCTTTCAAACGGGCGATACGCTCCTTTGTCTCCCAAATCTTGAAGATGGTGCCCTGAATCGTTTCGATGAGCTGAGGATCCATCTTCTCCCGATAATGCAGGAACCAGGAGCCTTTTTGCGTCTGGGGCATATCGGAGAGCACCATCATGGCGTGGTTGAACGAATGATGGCCGAAGTACGAGCGAATACCGCCGTTGGCAGGTAGCGTCTCGTCCTTCAGTTTGTTGTAGTCGATAAATTTGGCCTCGTCGATCAAGAGCCAACTTAAAGTCAGAGAGTTCGAAGAACCAGGTCGGTCTTGAGAGATGATGACCGCTATAGAGCCGTTATAGAACGTGATGACATGCTCATAGTCAGCAGGTTCTGTAATCGGCTTACCAAAGGACTTTGGCGGCTTACGGCCTACCACATAGTGGATGCCGTTCAAGTAGCCCCAGCGCTTCCATGCAGCCAACAGTCCGGGAATGGTGTTAGTGAGACCATGCTTGAACGTAGGTACCACGATGCCGCCAGTAGAGCCCGGCATTCGCTGCATATTACGCAGAACGAATGGCGAGGCGATAGAGTCTGTCTTGCCTGTACGTCGGCCAGCGACAATGACTGTTGTCTTGGCGCCGATGTACTGGGCCATGAGCTGGGGCTTGTTGAAGTACACGCGCTTCTCGTGCTGGCGGGCTTCGGCATCCCAAAGGCTAGTATCTATTGTGGGCTTAGTGGGCATAATGGGGC